GTTTCGCTTGCCGTGCTCTGTCCGCATGACGCCAAGAATCTCGGCCATGCCATCGGCAGACCTGCACCACTCGGGACCGAGCGAGTCCATCTTGCGGGCCATCGCGTTGCATGAGCACGTCGGCGTGGACTCGATGCCTAGCCAATCTTTTAGGATGGCCTTGAGTTCAGTTCCGCAGAGCGGCATTGCGGGCATTGCGCCGAAGCCGCTGAGTTCAGCGAGCATCGCCTTGGCGGCACTGCGAATGGAGTAGGGCGGCGTGTAGCCTTCTCTCGCAACACGCGGGTACGAAGGGTGGTCAACGTCCACCTCATACCACTCGCCTCCGAGGTGCTTCGTGAGACACGGCCGTATTTCGTCAACGGAGTAGCCACGTTGGGCTGCACGAAACAGAACGTCAAAAGCGCGAAGTTTCATGGAGCACCGACCACGGTCAGTTCGGGAGCGGTGAACTTGCAGGGGTTGAAGTTTCCAGCCGCTCCGCATGTGTCGTCAAGGCTGAAGCCAAAGCCGTCCGGCCCTTCGTTTGACGTGGTCATGCTCACATCTGCTTCGCTGCCGTCGTAACACTGATAAAGTTTGCAGGAATAGTTCTCGACAGTGATCACGTTTTCCAAGGCGTTAGGGTTGCCGTCAAATAAAGCAAAGCTGGTTCCTTCAAACGATGTACCAACAACAAAGTTCTGCTTATATCCGCAGCCGCCGCCGACGCGGCCGGGGAAAATGTACACGCTTAGCACCTTTCGATTCGCCTGCGTGTAACTCACAACCCCTTCGCCGTACCGCCCGTTGGTGTCGCAGACCTTAAAGTCTACGTTTTGATCGACAAAAAAACTGTCTTCCCCGCCTTGAGGCACACGCTCTGCGGTCATGCCGCACCACTCAAAGACGAGGGTAATGTCTGGCGCAGGATCAGGCACAGGGAACGTGCTGCCAGTGCATTCCTCGCCTGCGGCTAGCACGCGAGGGCCAGCCTCGTCGCAGCAGCATTGCGGGCCTTGAACGCAGCACGGGCAAATCGTTACGGGCGCAGCGGCGGACCCCGACAGGTTAATCGCAGCATCCGCGTTGCTTGACTCAGCGACCGTCCGTGAGAGAGTGGTGCCGCTTGACGTGTAAGTGCCGCTGCCAATCTCCCAGTTGTTCCCGTCCTCGATGACGTACCGGATCACATCGCCGTTGGCGATGCCTGCGTTGGCGAATGTCTGAAAGCCAGCGGAGGCAGACCCTAGCGTGATGGTGCCGGTGCCTGTAGTTGCTGTGGTCATTTTTGCGCGGTTGGCTAACTTTGGCATGGCGTCCTCATGATGCAGTTAAGCAGGTAGTAATGCTGCCCCACACTATCACGGCCTCCCAATACGGATCATTGAAACATTAGTGGTTCCAGCAGTTGTTCCTACTGTGATCGTGCAGTTGTTTGTGTTGAGGAATGCGGACACGGAAACCGATGTGACGATAGTCACATCCTCTTTGTAGAAAGGCACGTCAATAAGGAACCACGCCGTGCCGTCCTTGGCTATTGCGCAGTTTGCGGTGCCAGTCATATCAACTGGGAAAAACAGGTTGGTCGCCACCGCCGTGTTGGGCGTGGTGGTCTGGTACTTAAATGTGACGGTTTTCGTGGACCCGATCGACCATGAGCCGTCATACGTGCAGATGCGGAACAGTTTTCCATTGCCAAACTGCGGGTGGTCAAACCTTAGTCCAGGTTGGTTCCGGTCCCCGGCCTCGACAGTGCGAACCGCCTTAGCGATCCGCTGAGCCGCAGGGCGAGAGAACGAGACAAACGACTTGCCAGCCGCCTGCCCTGCGCCGTTGCTTGCTCCCTGCTCAGCCACGGTCAGCCCTCAACAATGCTGACCACCAGTTGCGTGCCGGCGAAGTTAGACTGGGCCGCGTAGTTGCCCGCAGCCAGACGCCCCACGGCAGCCTCGCCGCCCCTCAGCGAGACGCAAGGCACGAGGGCCCCTGCGGATAGCTGGCCAAACGAAACGGCCGCTGTGGCCACTGTGGACAGGTTGCGGGCGAAGAACAGGCCCACGCTAGACATCGTGGCCGTCGTGATCGCTACCGTGCCAGCGGCGTTCGTTCCCGGCGTCAGCGTCATTGTGTTGATGCCGCTGGCACTGCAGTCAGCAGTGACGCCAGACGCCACCAGAGCTTGATTGAGCGAGCCCCTGGCCAGTTGGGCGTTTATGTTCCAGTTCAGATCAGGCATGGCTGCTCCTACTGCTGTGTGGGTGTTCCGAAATACGACCGGAAATCGACGGCCTTGTGGACGCGGCGAACAAGGATGGTAGGGGCACCGGTAGACAGCGTGCCGTTAGCGTTGAGAGGCTGAGGGTTGCTCGACGGAACCCTTTCCTTGGTTTGGGAATCAATTACGTACGCGCGCTCCTTGGTGCTGCCCTGAAGGAAGTTCCACCCCACATTGGGCAACTGCAGCGGCCAGCCGTCCGGGCGGTACTCTAGCGTCACCTCGACTTGCCAATACCGGATCTCAATTTCGTTCACCACTTCAACGGCCGGGTTGGCTGCAATGCCAGAGCACTTCCACGTATAGGCAGCACCGCCAAGGTACGGGGAAGAGTTCACGGAGTTCGTGACCGTCGTGGCAAGCCCGTAGTCAAACGTGGCACGATTGCCGCTGATGGAAGCCTGCAGCGTCGAAATGTCCGTCTGCACGCCCTCAAAGAAATCCTGTGCCGAGTTTTGCAGCGGCGTGAGAACGTCGCCAGTCTCGTAGTAGTAGAGCGCCGGCACTTGCAGTCCGCCTGTTGACCACTTCCAAATGTCTGCTCGAGCCAGCGGATTGGGGTCTACGTTTTGTTGCTTGGGCAACTCGTAGTCCCACGTCACCTCGTAGTGCCAGCGTGAGCCGTTGTAGTTGCTCACCGACACATTCATTGCCTTGCAGTACGACGCTTCTGGGTGAGCCTGCAAGAACGCCACGCCGGGGTAGTTGGCAATGTCGGTCTGTTTCGTCGTCGGGTCATTAACCTCAACAACGAACTTGCGCTGAAATACGGGCGGCTCGCCAAACTTCCGAGAAGCGGCAACGGTGGCGAGTTCGGTGAAGGAGATGGCGGCCATTACGCAGCGGCCCCCAGGATGGTTACCTTTTCCGGCTGCAACGCTCGAAGCTCACCACGGATCTCGTCAAGCTTCTGAGTCTGCTTGCGGTACTCAGCGATGGCGGGATCTTCGCGGCCCGTGGCTAGGGCCAGGAACTGCGACATGCCCTCACTGGATCGCACGTCGTTTGCCTTGAGCGCTTCGTTGGATTTGCCACGAAGGGCCGCTTGTCGCTCGTCGGTGAACTTGTCGATTTCACTCTGCTTTTCGGCGACTTCCTCTTGCCGCTTGCGGTTGGCGTCTGCGATTGCCTGCTCGTTCTCGCGGCGGATCGCAAACTGCCGTAGGTCTTCGTCCAGCTTGTCTGCGGCGGCCTTGTCGGCGGCTTTCTTGTTGGCGTCTTCAATGTCCTGCTCCATCTTTCGACGGGCGGCGAAGTTGGCCAAGTCGGCGTCCAACTGATCCGACGATGCCTTCCTGCGAGCCTCGGCAATCGCTTGTTCGTTTTGAAGTCGTGCCGTGTAAAGCCGCAGCTCAAAGTCCAGCTGATCGGACTGCTGGGCGTCTACGGCAGCCTGCTGCGCACCGGCAGCCCCGCCGCCCGCTGGTGCTTCTCCGCTGGCAAACGCCCCGCCAATCACTGGCACCTTCGACATGAAGGCGTAAAAATCTTTGATTTTCTGGCTGGCCCAGTCAATCTGCTCACCGATGTAGCCAAAGGCCGCATTCATTCCGCTGCGGATGGCTTCTACGACGTTCGTGAGCCCGACGATGAACGGCGAGAGGAAGGTTTGGACAACAGCCCCGGCGACTTTGAGAACGACGCCAAGGGCTTCAGCCATTACGCCCACAAACTTGAGAACGCCCTCCACGAGCGTGCCGATGAGCGTGAATACTGGCGCGATGGCCTGAGCGACTGGCGAGATAATGGACGTGATGCCTTCCACGACTCCGCTGATGCCGTCCGTAAACCCCGCAAGCCCAGACTGAACGGCCGCAAAGGCTCCAATGAAGGGCGTCACAAACACATCGGCAAGCCCCGCGAATGCACTCTCGGAACGCTCGCCCGCAGCAGTCGCCTCTTCCATGGCAAAGGCTAGGTTGTCCACCTGCTGGGCCTGCACCTGACCAAGCTCAGCGTTTAACGCTTCCAGCGAGACGGTGCCGGCTGTAATCGCGGAGGCCATCTCAAAGGCTCGGTCCTTGGCGTTCAGGAAAGCCTTGCCGAGATTTAACGCCAGCAAGGCACCGCCGATGAGCGGATTGCTTAGCCCCAGCACTGCAGCTGCCGTAGTTCCGGCGGCACCGCCACCGAGGGCCAGGCCGATGCCAAGAGCCTTGGCGGCCAAGATCATTGTGCGGGCTGCCATGGCCCCCTTAAGGGCACCAAGGGCAAAGTCTTTGAGCCCAGCAGGATTGCGAATGGAGTTAAACAGTTTCCACTGGAAGTACGTGTAGGCAATGTCTTTGCCAAACGCAATGACGCTCACGCCAGCATCGGCCACGCTCTTGGTGGCATCGCCAATCCCACCAATCGCACCGCTAAGCCCGTTTACGATCCGCTCAGTGACGCTGGCGGCACGCGCCATATCGTCTACGCTCGAGGTGGCCGCTTTGAGTTCTGCGTCAGCCTTAGCAACGGCCCGGCCGTACACCTCTTGGCTCAGCAAGCCCTTCTGCATCATCGCGTCGAGCTTGCCGATCGTGTCGGCGTACTTCTCAGTCGGTGTCCGCAGTTCCGCCGTAATCTTCGCCGCTTGGCGAAACTCAGCAGACGTGGCCTTTGCACTGGCCCCAACCTTGGAGAGCTCGCGGTCTGCCTGCGCAACGCCGGCTGCTACGCCGTCGGCGTTCGCGCTCAGCTGAAAGGCTAGGTCAAGTTTGGCCATTGTTCTGCGGTCTTAGCTTTCCGAGCTCTGCGGCAATCTCAGCACCTGTCATCGGCGGCCGACGAATCGGCATGAAGTCTTCCGGTTTTGGTGTCCTGCCTTTGACGTGCGGGGCTATCGTCAACGCCGCCAGCGTTCCAGTCTGCTGCCACTCCCTGCCAAACGGTTCCACGTACCTATCGAACGCCATCCACTCTCTCAGCAACGTGACCGGCATTGCGTTGACGTATTCCCAACTCCAACCAGTCGCTAACGCCAAACGAAACAAGAAGGCCCGGTCTGGCCGGGCTCTTAGTTTTTTGCCAGTTCCTCAATCGACTCATCCGAAAGGTTGTTGTGCTCCATGGCGGCCTGCCAGACGCGATTCACAACCTTGGCAGACTTTGCCGCCAGCTTCGCAACGTCGCCGTTGTCAAAGAGCCGGTTGCCCTTCTCGTCCACAAGGCACCGCACAAGAAACTTGGAGCGGAAATCGTCCACGCCCGTTTCTTTCTTTCGCATCCACTCGTTTTCGTAGGCGTCACGCTCTCCCACGCTCATAACCCTTACGTACACATCTCCGCCCCATTCTGGCACGGTGAGTTTCAGCATTCCCAAATCGTCAGCGGCGAGAATCTGGTCTTTGGTCAACGATGGCATGGCTACTCCGTGATCTTGAACACTACGGTCCACTCCTGCAGTTCACCCACGCTAGCATTCCAGGCAAGCGATTGAAGGATGGACTTACTTGCTGAGAACGACGCACCGGGGGCTGTGATAGAGAACGCACCAGTGGTCGTGACGTACGACGTGTTCATGAAAGTTGTTGTGGCACGGCATCGCACAGTGACGGTGCCATAGTCGCCGTCTGCGGACTTAAATCGCTTGTCACGCCCCTGGTAACTCTTGGGCGTTACCTCAACAACGTCCGCAGACACGCCATCAACGGAGATGGAAACCACCTCAGAGAGCGCAGTGCTTCTCCAGGTGACGGTCGTGCCTTGAGCGACATTCGCCACGACGGCCTCCCGTCGTTACGACTGCACTTTGAAGGTGTAGCTGGTCTTGACGAGCTCGCCCACTGCGTAAGAAACGCTAACGGAAGAGACGGTGGCGGTGTAGGCCACACTTGCGAGGCTCAGCGTGCCTGAGTTGCCAATCGCTACCGTTGCGTTAGTGGCCGCGAAGCACTCAATGCTGATCTCGTCATCTCGCAGGGCGGGCGTCTGATACAGGCGATTCTTGCCACTGGCAACGCCAAGGTGCGTGAAGTCAAGCAAATCGCCGCCGGGCGTGACGGTGACGCTGGTGACGGTGTAGGTCGAACCGCCAAAAACGAAGTTTGTGCCCTGCGAATCGGCTGGCATCGTGGCCTCTCCTAGTGAGTTATGGGCGGCAAAGCCCTACCCCAAAACTAGGCGACCAATAGGCACCCCTTGCAGTTACTCAACGCCGTCTATGGCATTCTGCATGACGGCTTCAAGGTTGGCTTGAAGGGTCGCCTTCATGGCCGCCTTGTTTTGGTAGTAGGCCAGCCACGCAAACCGGCGGGCCACGACTTTGCCACGCCCGGCACGAGGGGGCGTGCCAAGTTCCAGATACGGGCTGTGCGGAGCCACGCCCGACTTGTAGCCAACAAGCCCCACAACCGTCAGCCGGGACTTGCCGCCATATTTCCGCACCACAGTCCCAGGCGATGAACGCAGCCTGCCCGTGCGAACCTTAGCCGCTAAGACGTTCTTGCGAAGAGCCCACAGGGCAGGCTGCAGCGCGTGCTCTACGGCCTCCACCACCTCAGACGGCTCAACCTGAAAGGCGTCAGCCAATGCTTTCTCTTTGAGCCAGCGGGCATCTTTCTGCGTCGTGTTGATCTTAAACGTGACTTGGCGGGCCATCACGTAGCCTCATTAATGCGAAACTGAAACGTCTGCACTACTGAGTAGTACGGCAGCATCTGGTCATCGGCTGGCAAGTCCACGCCATCGGCCTCAGTCTGCAGCGTGCTCCGTTGGATCGTCACGCCGGCCGTCGTGCCCGTCCAGCCGTCCACCGCCAGGCGTACCGCTCGAGCAATCGACTTCACGCTCGTGTACGACGTGCCGTAGGTGGTCAACTGCAGCGTCACCACCGGATTGCCGACGTTGCCGGCGAGCGACTGGGGACGCTCCACCGCAGTCCGTTGATACACAACTAGGGGCAGCGGAGCGCCCTGTGGGGCAATCAGCGGGTACACCCGCGTGCTAATAAGCGAAGAGACGGCCGTGCGGCTCGTCAGGCGTGCGTACAGAAATGCTTCTGGGGCTTCGGGCAGGCTCATGGCGTGTTCCTTATGCCACCGTTACCGGATCTGAAAGCGGTCCATCCCCAACGGCGTTCACGGCGCGGACTTGCATCACGGAACCGACTACATACGTGTCCTGACTAGATTCGGTCCACGGATTGTTTGGGTCGTCAGGTTCCACTAGCTCACCGTTTCTGTAGAGCTTGTATGACGTGAGCGGAGAACCGCCGTCGCTGGGAGTTGTCCACTGAATGGGATTGACATCCCCAACCTGCGTAATCACCGGAGCAGAAGGAACAGTAGGCACGAAAGATGCGTCCCTTTTCTCAGTGGAAATAATTTCCTGATAATCCAACCTGTCGTGTTCCGTTATCTGGCCAATCTCAAGAACCCTATTCCGGTACACAATCCGCATGGCTGACGTAAGACCGTTAAGGTAACGAATCCGCACCTTGTGGCTCATGAAGCCAACGGCTTCGGCGTACCGCTCAGTTTCTCGAGCCGACAGCGGCTGAACGTCGGCCCACACGGTGGCAAAGGTTGACCACGTTAGCACCGGCTCGCCAACCTCGTTTGCCGTTGGAGACGGTTGCTGAATCGTCACGCGGGTCCACATTTTTCCAGCCGGAAGCATCATCAGCGATAACTCCCCCACCGCAGCGTGTCGAGCATTGCTTTGACGCCGAAGGGCACCTCGTTCAAGGCCACCTCCTGGGCTGCGTCACGGTTGCTCCACAGGTGCGCGACGATCATGAGAATGGCGGACTTTACCGGGGCCGGCACGCTCGTGCCATCAGAGGAGTAGCCAGCCCACCACGTCACCGTGACGCTGTTCTGATCGACAAGGTGTGAGGGCCACGTCTGGCCATACAGCGGGCGGCAAACCCCCGGCGTGGCCTGGCGGTCCACTCGGTACGCAGTGGCGTCCAACGTAGCCGTGGTGCCGCTCACAGCGGGCGTGTACGTGATCGTGACGGCCGTGGCCGTTCCGGTCGCCACCATCGGCGGGCGTGGCAACTCCAAGTCCAGCTGCGGCACGGTGCCTTGGCGGCCGTCAATGTTGTTGCCGTCAGCCTTCAGCCCGAACTGCACCGGCGAACCAATGGCACCGTAGAACGAGTCCACGCGCATCTGCCACCGCGTGTTGCAAAACGTCCGGTCGCAATAATCCTCAGCCCAGCGGGTAGCCGCCGTGATAAGGTTGCCAATCAGGGCATCGTCGTCGGTGTTGTCAATGCGTAGGTGCAGCTTCGCCTCGGCCAGCGTCACCGGGTTGCTGGTGGGTTCCGTGCTGCGAATCAGACTGCGGTATCTCATCGGCGCTTTCTCCTACGCGGGGCGTCGGCTGTTTCCACGTCGCGGTGCTCAGCGGTCGCCACCTCGAGCAGGGGCTGCTCCTCAACGTGCTCGACTGCGTAGCCATGCAGCACAAGGCTCTTGGCTGGCCCCTTGTCCATGACGATCACGTCACCGCGTCTGTACGCTTGGTAGGGCCGCACGAAGCGGACGCGGGCTTGGTCATCTCTCATGCGTTCATTTCTCCGTGCTCAATGCTTCCCCACGCCTCGGGCGGCCTGCGGCCTCCCTTGTTCCAGTAGTCGCTGGGGCTCTGATAGACCGGCTTGAGATCCCGGCCGGGCCAAGTGAACTTGAGTTCCGCGTGGCCAATGGCCACCTGCGGGGCAATGCCCAGCGTGTTGCCGGCGGCTTTGAACTGCCGCCAGAAGTGGATGTCTGGGTCCGTCCTTGTGACCTCGCCGGCAGGGGCGTCGCCCCAGTGGCCATCGGGCCTGGGCGTGCCCAGGAACCACGGCGTTGCCGTCCGCTTGAGTGCTGACGAGCGGATGAGCGTGCAGCCAAAGTGAGCAGTTTCGACGGGCTGTATCACCGCCTCAAACCATGCGTTAGGCAGCTGCACCGTGCCAATGGTGCCGTCGTGGCCCTCTGGCGTGAACATGGGTACGCCCTCGTCACGCTTCGTCTGCAGCGGGGCCACAGCGTCGTACCCGCTGATCAGGGCCGCCGTCATCAGCCGCTGGATAGTGTCGGCCTCGTACACGCTGTCAAAGTCCACCACCAGCACCCAGTCGGTGCGTTCAATCATGTCCAGCAGGACACGATCTAGGCACTGTTCCCAGAATGCACCTGTGAACTTGGTTGGGCGAATGTTCAGCGGCAGCAGGCTCTGCATCGTGCAGAAGAAATTGTCTTGAAAGCCTAATCGGGGCACCGAGAAGGCCGCCTCGACTCGCAAGTCGTGCTCGATGTTGCCAACGCGAAACTTCACGAGTGCTCCTTGGTAAACGCCAAACGGGCGGCCGGGCGAACCCAGCCGCCCGCTATTGGGCGTTTTACTATTGGCGTCAAGCGTCAGAGACTGGCGTAGTTGTTCACGCCAGCCGTGGTGGCATCGGTCGGGAACGATTCGGCCTTGCTAAGCCGAGCGTTGGTAACAACCGCCACCGTGTTGCCGGGGCTCGTCACAACCGTCAGGTAACGCTTGCGGCCACGCAGGTCAATGTTGAACCGAGCCACCGCACCGACAACTGCGCCAGTGGTCGCACCAGCGCCGGCCGTGATCGACAACCCTGAGATGTCGGCTTGGTTGCTACCAGAAGCGTCCGATTCCTGCACCTTCAGCACGCTGGCGTAGGACGCAGTGGCCGCCGTGAACGGCGAGAACACCACATCAATGGCCGCATGCTTAAAACCAAGCGTGTCGATCTCGTGCGAGTGAGTGGCCGAAGCCGCAACGCTCGACGCAGCCTTCGTCACGCTCTTATTGCCGCTGGCATGATTCATGGGTCACAGTCTCCTAGGAAGGGTGAGTCAGGTTCAGGCAAGCTTGAGAGCCACAACCGGGCCGGCTTCGGTGGTTGAGCCGAGAGAGTGGCACACGATATCGAGCCTTTGAATTGCTCTAAAAGCCGTTTGGTCCGCTTCAAAGTAGCGATCGGTGCTCGTCGCAACCTGCATGTCAGACTTAACCGCCATGATGCCCGCAAGCGACAGGTCGCCAACGTAGGCAGCGATCGTGCCCGTGGTGGGGGCCGCAGTCATCTTGAGCACCCACACGACGGGCAGGCCAAGGAACGTGTTGGGCGTGCCCTGGGCAAGGTTAGCCGCCGTGTTGCCGCCCGACAGGGCACCGATGGTGCCGCTGCCAGCCGTGCCGCTCGACAGCATCATGCGCTGCACGCTGTTGTGGTAGACGCTGGGGTGCATGTACCACGCCGAGGTGCCGATGGCGTAGCGGGGAAGCTTTGCCAAAGCACCGAGGTAGTCATCAATGTCCAGGCTGGCAATCGTGGTGTTGCCGGTCGCAGCCGACTGAATGGACGCCGTGTGCGTGCCGTCATCAATCTGCACGAGGCCACGGATGCCGCCGTAGGTGCTGGTGCCGGTGCCGTTGAACGCGGCATCGTCAATCGCACCCGACAGCGAGGTGGCGTATTCCTGGGCAAGCCACGACGCAACCGAAATCGCGTTGTCGGCCAGCAGCTCGTTGCTCACCTTGGTGGCACACGCCAGCTTCTTGGCCACCAGCTGCACCATCGTTGCGGTCGGGTCGCTCGTCGTGATGGTGCTGTTCTCGCCCAGCCAGTACGAGGTCACGCCGGTCAGGCGGCGAGGCACCAGAAGGGTATCGCTCGACATGGTGACGTTCTGAAACACGTTCATCGCCACGCCGAAGGTTTCTACCAACCGAATAATGGTGTTTGAGAAGTCCTCGAAGACAAGGGCACCGCCGAGGCTGTTGACCTGGCCGCCCATGTCGCGGTACTCAGCACCAAGGTGATCCGAGCACCACTGCCGGGCGTTCCGGTCACCGAAGTGAGCCTTCAGCCACTGGCCGCAGCGGTGAGCCATTTCGGGCGACTCAAAGATGCCGGGCTTGTAGCCACGGGTCGAAATGGGCTCAATGCGGGTCTTCACGTCGGTTGTCTCCACGGGTGCAGCGCGGTGCAGAACCTTGAGCAGTTCAGCCTTGCGCGCCTCGGCGGCCTCGCTCTTGGCAATCGCGTCCTTGATTCGCTCAGCCTTGGCCAGCAGTGCGTCGTACTTGGCCTGGCGGGCCTCGACGGCCTCGACGGCGGATCGCTCGCCCTCAACGGGCATGGCATCGGCGTTCTCGACAGACTCGTCAGCAGCAACCTCTTCATCGAGCATGCCGAGTTCAGCGAGAGTGGCGGCGAGTTCGTCGAGAAGTTCTTTGACCTTGCTGGCGGCCATGTGTGTGGCTCCTGTGTGCGGTAGGTGGTGACCTATTCGCACGGTAGAGCCTTGGCTAGCACTCCTTGCAGAATGCGTGCTGCGAGTAGTTACCTAGTTAGGTAACGAGCGCCGGCGAATCTCGCACGACTTCACGCACTGTTTCGCAGTGTGCCGGCAGTTGGGGCACCGCAGATACCGCGTGCAGACGTTCGCCTTTTCCACAGACGCATATACGCCAAGACGTGCAGAGCGGCAGTGGCCGCAAACGTCACCCGACTTTGTGGCCATGCTGCCTCAGAAACCTACGAATCGCCTTCTCAGACTTCGCATCCCGTCGAAGTTCCGGCAGCTTCAGCGCCGGTCGGTGCGATTGTAGAAACCGCTCATAGCTGCGAACCGCCACGCCCGTAGTGGCCTGCTCATACGCTGGCGTCAGGACTGGGGAAACGTCGTAGACGCCCTCCACCTCATGAACGCTGCGGATTGCCGTGCCGTCTTCGTCTTTGTCCCACGACTCCTGGCCAATGACGAAAGCGAAACTTGAGCCCCACACGTCACCTCGAGCGATGAGCGTAGAAAGATCCCGGCCCAGTTGCGTGTCAGGCACTTCAACGCTGTACCGCATGCCCTCGTCATCGGTGTCTACCGTGAGCGTGCCGCTGCGAGTTGAGCCCAAGACGAAGTTTTGGTCATGGTTCCACAGGGCCACGACTGGGTGTGGCTGTTCTTTGAGGGCACGAGTAAACGCCCCCGGCAGAATCTGCTCGCGGAACGTGCCCAGCATCGTTGAGCGGACGTTGTACTTGGCCGCATAGCCACCGATGTACGCCTTGCCGGCTTCGCGGGTTTCGAGCGTCAACGGCAGGGCAATGGAGCGACGTTCAATGTTGTCCATGTGGCTCACTTCTTCTTGCGTGGTTTGCGAGAGCGTGGCATCGGGCCAGCGGGCTT